AACCATATCGGCATCCTGCTCAATGCTTCCACTCTCACGCAAATCGGACAATATAGGTGTTTTATCTGACCTTTCTTCAACCTTTCTGCTTAATTGTGATAATGCAATGATTGGAATGTTTAACTCTTTTGCTACTGCTTTTAAACCGCGCGAAATATATCCAACTTCCTGCTCTCTTCCGTTAACATTGTCAACCTTTCCAGCAGTCATCAGTTGAATGTAGTCAACAATGGCAAGTTTAATGTTGTGGTCACGTTTTAACTTTTTAAGTTTAACCTTAAATTCAAACACGGATATTGCTGGTGTATCATCAATAAATATCTTACTATTAACTAACTTTTGGCACATCAAACGCTTGCGTTGAACCTCATCATCATTAAGGCCAGTTCGCATAAACTTTTCCAAAGGTATTTCACATTCAGCACTTTGTAAACGATTCATAAGTTGCATTGATGACATTTCAAGACTAAAGAAAGCCACTGGTTCATTGAATTCAACTGCTGCATTTCTGGCTATGTTTAAGACAAATGCAGTTTTACCCATTGCTGGCCTTGCTGCTAATATAATCAAATCACTATTTTGCCATCCTCCAGTAACTGCATCAATATCGAAATAGCCACTTGGCACACCACTAATGCCTTGCTTTGACCTAATTTCAATGTTACGTTTTTCTGATTCAAAGAATAGGTCTGTTACATTGTCAAATTTTCCAACGTGAATTGTTTGCGTTACTTTGTCAATCATATTCTGCCCTCTTTCAAGCATTTCAAAAGCATCTACGTTTTCTTGGTAGCTTTCCTTGATAATACCTGCTGACATTAATATAAGTTCACGTTGCGTGTACTTTTGAAACACTATCCTTGCATTGTATTCTACATTGAAATCTGCTTTGTTGCATAAGGTTGTTAGATAATAAGTGCCTCCAGCCTTTTCTAAATTACTTGTGCGCTTCAATTCTGTGTTTACAGTTATAACTGTTATAGGGCTTGAAAGTTTATAAAGTGTGTAAATTGCTTCAAGAATAACTTTATGGCTTTCTTTGTACATCATATCTGGCCTAAAAAAGTCAACTATCTCATCTATGCAGGTAGCGCGAATAAGTATGGCACCTATAATTGACATTTCCAAATCATCTGCTTGTGGAGGTAGTTTTCCCCATTCTATTGTTGCATCATCATCAATGCGCACTGTTTTCTTTTTATTTTGCATTTGTTTTGTTTTTAGTTCCAAAGTTTCCTTTTGCCTTTGGTTGTTCATTTTGTACTTTTGTTGGCATTGGTTTTAGATGTGGAATGACATTGCGTATTGTGTTTTGCCAGTTAGTGATTGGTTTGCCATAACCATTGCACCAGCCATCAGCGACAAATGTATCATATTTTGCAGATATCGTTTCCTTTAGTCTATCAAAGTCAATATCTAATGATTTACAAAAAGAAAGAAATTCATCGCGTGCGGGCGCGTGTGTGTTCACACACACATTATCATTTTCATTATCCTTTTCATTAACATTTACATTATCATTTACATTAGCTTCGGTTTTGGTTACGTTTTGGTTAGCTTTTGGTTTGGTTTTGGTTATGATTTGGTTATCATTTGATTTCGGTTTACCTCCTTTTAAACCATTTTGATACTTCTTATTGTTGGCATCAAGTTGAGGTTTTATAAGTGTAAAAATAGTCTTTGATAATCCTGCTAAATTAACCAGATTATCATTAAAAGAATATTCAAAAATAGCATTGTAAACTTCGCCTTGATTGGTTAATGGAAGTTCTTTAAGTGCTTCATAAAAGCTACGATAAAATATTGTTGAATCTCTCATTTGTATTGATTTGATGTATATTTAAAATCATCCTTAATTATTGCTTTTTGTATCGCGTGAAACTTAGATTCAGCATTTAAGGTGTAAACTTTTCCAGTTGGTGACTTTATAAAAAATATTTTCATTTGTTTAATAAATTTTTTCGCAAATAACTATTAATTCATCATTGTCATCTATTTCGTGTTTTTCAACTCTGTAATTACTAAAAAATTCATCATAGTGAAATTCTGAATTTGGAAAAATTAAAATAGGAAGTTCAATAGTATTAAATCCTCCATCGTTGCATAAATAATAAGTGTACATTATGTATAATAATTAAAAAAGCCTATATAACTTTGTGCAGGGTTCGACTTCTACACTCCATTAAATAGGCCAATAAGTTTATGTTTCTTTAGTGTCGAACCGAAACAATAATGCGAATATAAGTAATAATTACTTAATCTGCAAATTACGATGTGTTGCAATTGTGCATCCAACAACATCAACACCATCTTTAAGTGCTGCCTTAATAGCAGCCTTATCTGCTTGTTCTGTTATTTTTACCACCTTGAATGCAGCAGGCAAAGCATTGATATCATCCACCTCAACAGTTTCCGATTTGCGAAAATTAATCTTTACCAAAGGTGTTTTGATTTCTTCAATCTGAAATGTGTCCATTGCGTGTTTTATTCTCTCCTTAAGATATTCAGATGCTTTTTCACGCTGCTTTTTTAAGTTCTGCAACCTCTTAATTTCAGCATCAATAATGTCAACATCAGCATCCATTTGCTTGATAACAAAGGAATAGGCAACTGATTTGTTTTGCAACTGCTCTTCAGTGATTGCTAACTGCTCCTCTAATAGCGGGGTAAGTTCCCCGCCATTTTCGATTAATTCTTCTGCTAATTGATTGTAATTTTGTTCGATTTGATAGATTGTTAGTTTCATTAGTTTGCTGGTGTTAGTTTGGTTTTCATATCATCTTTGGCTGCTAATACTCGTAAGTCTGTTTTTTGGTTAAGGGTTAACTTTTTCCATACCGCTTTAATTTCATCTAAACTAACGCACACTTGAATGTCATTGATAATCTCATCAATTGTTGTGTCAACTTCAATGTGGGTAGCTTCTTCAGTTGTCACTACTTGCATTTCTTCCGGTACATAAACTGGTCCACTAAAGATGTCCGGACAATACCATTTAACACCATTACTGATAGCCCTTGCGAATAACATATTTTTAGGAAATTTATCAATATTTTTAGTAAGTGCTTTTCTTGCATCTTCAATGGTAAATGTGCTATTACCAATCTTTGTGTTACCTTGATAAAAGTCTATGCTGCAAACCTTTTCAGATGCTTCTACAACACGATAGTCATACTTGCCACTACCTTTAAGTCTTGATGCTATTAAACCAGCACCAATAGTTGGCTTTCCTTGTATAATGTGAATGCCAGTCATAGAGGCGAATGGAGGTATTCCAATTTCTTGCCCTGCTTGTATTTTGACTATTGCTTGGGCTGCTGATTTTGTGTCTGCAAACATTCCACTCTCTGCGAATGCTTTTGCCAAATTCATCAATTCTGATATTGGCAACTGTTGTACTACTGATACTTGTGTGTTCATTGTTAGTTGTTTTTAAGGGTTAATATTAAAATGGGACTTCTTGATTATTACTTGGTGCTGCTGCCTCCGTAAACGGATTACTATCCACTTTCCAGCAAGCTATTGTATTGAAAACCTTAACTTCACCTTGTGGCGATGTCCACTCGCGCCCTCTGATGTTGATGTAAGCCTCAATGTCTTGCCCTACTGAAAGCGAATCTGCAAGTGAGCAGGCTTTCTGCTGCAATTCGATTGATACGATTTGTGGGTACTGGTCTGCAGTTGTGAGTACTAATTCTCTCTTTGAAAACTTTCCATCACTAACTGTTGTCGTTGCGCCTATGCGCTTAATTGTTCCTTTGATTGTCATAATTGTTTGTTTATTTGTTTTTGTGTAAGAAATCTGTTAATACCATTGATAAGAATGAGGTGTGCGGAATGTAATCGTTGAATTGCAAGTTAATTTCGTGCTTGTCGTTGCTTACTGCCAAGTCACATATTTGCATTGTCCAGAATGCATCTTTACGGTCAATAGAAGCGGTTATTTCGTTGTCTTTATTCCACACGTAAAACGTTTCATTGTCTGATTCGTATTCGATACGCTCTTTAGAATTTTCAATTTGCCACGTTGTTGTGGTTGATACTTTTGTGATTACGTTGATTGTGTTCATTGTTAGTTTGTTTTTATTGGGTTAGTAATTATGGGTGCAAATATAGTTTTAATATTATTACCTAAAAATATTATTTTGAGCAAAGTAGTTAATTTATGTTAAATATGCTTTAAGAAAATCATAAATCATGAAATGTTGTGGCTTCCAACGGTCAACTTTACCATTCATTAATCGCGCAATACCGGGCCGAGTGTAGCCAAATTGTTTAGCGGCTTCGGTTATCGGGTTGCATTTCGCTGGTCGGGATCCGTTATGTTCA